ATGCAGCATAAAAAGTGTTGCTTGGATATCAAAAAAAAGTATATTTTAGAGAGGTAAAAAAATGTCGAGCACATATTCAGATAGACTTAAATTAGAACTCATGGCAACTGGCGCAAACGCCAACACATGGGGTAACAATACTAATACTAATTTACAAGTTGTTGACACATTTACAGCCGGATATTTAGCAAAATCTGTTGCAGGTTCAGCAGATGTAACTTTGACTACAGGTAATGCAGATGCAACCGCTGAGGCAGCTAATAAAGTTATAGAATTTACAGGTGCTCTTACTGGCGATATTAAAGTATTTGTCCCAGCAGTCGAAAACAATTATGTATTTTTCAATAATACAACTGGTTCACAAACCCTATCAGTAGCTCCAACTGGTCACTCAGGAAATGCAGTAGCAATAACACAAGGTGCTCATACAATTATGTATATTACAAACGACAACAAAGTCGTTGATATGTTTGCAGGTTCTTTAGGAACAGTTGGTATCAAAGGCGTTACAACATTTAATGATAATGTTGCAGTTGCTGACGGTAAAAAAATTACAACAGAAAATATTACCTTAAATTCTAATGGTGTTGTTGCTGCCACTTCATATACAGGTAGTGGTGCAAGCTTAACAGGTATTGATCCGTTTCCTTCAACCACCTCTATGGTATTCAATCAAGCATCTGCACCTACAGGTTGGACAAAACAAACTGCGACTGCATTAGCTAATACTGCCATGTCAATCGTGACAGGTTCAGGTGGAGGCACAGGTGGTGCGGACTCTTTCTTTGATACTTTTAAAGCTAGTAGAAACACTGATACTACAAGTGCTACTGTTTCTGTATCAGGAACAGTGGGTGATTGTACTCTTTCAACACCTATTATACCTTCTCATAACCATAGGGTTACACAAAGAGGTAATCAACCTAATGATAACCCAGGACCAAGTTGTCCAAGGGTACCACCAAGTTTTGCAGGTAATATTAAACAGTTAAACCCGTTAAGTATTAACCCTGACCAATGTTTCTTTCCATGCGCTGGTGGCGGTGGAGCACACGGGCACCCGTTTACAGTATCAAGTTCATCTTTAGGTGGAACAATTTCCATGCCTGACATGAATGTAAAATACGCAAACGTAATCATAGCTAATAAAGACTAGTGCCTATATTTGACCCAGACGGTAAGTGTCCTCTCTTAAAAACTAAATGTATAAAACACAAATGCATATGGTTTAATATGCTACAGGGATCACATCCACAGACAGGACAACCTGTGCAAGAGTGGGGCTGCTCTATAGCTTGGATTCCTTTATTACTGGTTGAAAATGCTAGACATGTGCAAGGCACACAAGCCGCTACAGAATCTTTTAGAAATGAAATGGTCAAGTCTAATCAAGCCCTAAATGACATATTTAAAAGCAGTGATTCAGCTAAAAATCTCATGCAAAACGCAACATCTATTTTTCACCTCATAGGTAATCACCAAACAGCTTTAACCAACAAAGATAAAAATTTAGAGGATGAAACCATTAGACAATTAAGCAATAATAAGGTAAAAGTTAAAGAAGCTAAGAAACGAAAAAAAGGTAAAAAAGATGTCAATAACAATAAATAATACATCAATATCAACAAGACTTACTATAATTTTTGATGCTGATGGTAAAATAGACGGTGACGGACCAGCATTAGGCACAGGTAATACAGAGTCTGACGTTTATATAGATGGTAAATTTTATCAAAATTTAAGATCTCATACAGAAGTCCCTGCTACTGTTCACGCATTACAATGTTGGAATAAAGGTGGCACATGGAGTTATGTATTAGAACATACAAGCAATGACCCTAACACAACTTACGCATCTCAATCGGATTTACCTACTTGGGTAAACAATGTAGTTATTAGATGTGAGGCTCAAGACGTGTGGCAAACTAATTATAACGGTCACGCAGACGCAAACACTGACGATGACTCTGCCGCTATTGCAGCTGCAGACACCGCTAGAAATAATTACCTATCAGGTCACAGCATAACTTTCTAAGTGCAAGAATACATTCTAGAAGCCAGGAAATTAATCCCTGAACATATTTGTAAAAAATTTATTTTATATTTTGATGAGGAGCACTATTTAAAAGACGCACAAACTGTTGGTCCAAAAAAAGATGCAACAGTTGATAAAGAAGTAAGGAATTGTCAAACCTCACACCTATCAGCCATTAGTTTATCTTTCGGACAGAAAACTGTTTTAAATTATATTAAATCTAAAATTTTTGATGTTGGTAAGGTTTACGAACAAAGATTTCCTAGATTTAACTTGTCAAAACTTAATCAAATAGATTTATTAAAATATAAAGCAAACGCACATAGCGCAGGGTATAAGTGGCATATTGATGCCTCAGGTAAAACTGCAGAGAGGATTGTGTCAATATCTATTTGCCTTAATAATGATTTTAAAGGCGGTGAATTTATGTTTGATTTACCAGAAGGTGAGAAACAATACCCACAAAATGTTGGTGATTTAATCATGTTTCCGTCTAACTTTATGTTTCCACATCAAGTAAATAAAGTAAAAGAGGGGACTAGGTACGCAATAATAGCGTGGGGAGTGTAATGAAACCTATTTTTATAGAAAAATTTTTACCTGAAGAAATACTAAATCTTTGTCACAATTATTGTTTGCTTAAATATAACAATCAAGCTGATTTTATTGAGGATAGCTCAGGATCTATTATAAAAGAATTTGCTGATCCTTTAATGGAAACTTTGCTGGATATGTCAACACCAGTAATAGAACAAAATGTAGGTAAAAAACTTTGGCCAACTTATTCATTTTTAAGAATTTATGATAAGGGTGCAGATCTACCAGTTCATGTAGATAGACCGGCTTGTGAATATACAGTTGCGTTATGTTTAGGAGCTAATCCTACAGAAAAACCTTATGAAATATATATAGGTCATGAGGACAATGACTCAGACTATCAATACATAGATAATACCAAACAAATGAAACATCTTAAAAAAGATTACACCTTCCCTATGCTACCTAACAATGCTGTTCTTTTTCAAGGACAGACAGCTGAGGCTTTACATTGGAGAGAAAAATGTTTGCACGATTATTACATCACAGTATTTATTCATTATGTAGATCAAAATGGAAAACATAAAGAATGGAAGTTTGATAAAAGAGAATCATTAGGTGACCCTGACTTAAATTAATGACTGATTTATATTTCGTGCCTGGTGGTATTGGAAAATGTATTTCTTTTACATCTCTCTTAGCTAGAATAGAGAATCCAATAGCAGTTTGTTCAGGTTGGAAATCTTTGTTTCAAGATCATCCTAAAGTATATGGTTCTTACGATATGACATCATTTTATGAGCCAGAAAAGAATGAGTATTTTAGCTCATACTTTAACAACTTTTTTTATCTTGACCCATATTATTCAAAGCATTTTTTAAAAGATAAAAAACACATATCCGAGTGCTTTCAACTAATGCGTGGTATTGAAATGCCTACTAAACAATCAGAAGTTTTTTTTAATAAAAAAGATGTAGAAGATCTTGCCTCTATAATTAATGAAATAGATCCTTTTGTAATGGTACAATTTAGTGGATCAGATGACACATTTTTAAAAGAAGATGATTTATACACAAGAAGTTTAAATCGTAAACAAGCCCAAGAGATAATAAATATTTTAAATTTTGATTTAAAATTAAATGTTATAAATGTTAAAAACCCTGATGATACTAGCACTTATGAAAATCTATGTCAGATACAACATACACTTGATTTTAAAAAATACATGACATTGTTAAGTTTTTCTAGAGGCTTCATAGGTGTCGACAGTTTTTTACAACATGCTTCGTCAAACAAAAACAAAATTATTAATGGCGTAGTATTATGGGGATCTACATCTTCACAGCTTTTTGGTTACGATCACAATATTAATTTACAAACAAAAGCACCTTATCAAATGGTTTTTGAAACAAATGATATAATGGATAGTTTTTCATCTTTAGGTAAAGTTCAAGAAAGCAAAAAAATCATGAGCACTTTAAAAGTCGATGCATCCTAAAATACAAGAGATAGCACAAGCAGTTAGATCTATGAATGTAAATGTGACTGAAGATGATATACTTCTTAGAATTATAGACAAATGGAGATGGCCGAGACAATACCCTTGGGGAGATCCTTCAATAGAAGTTATAAATGAAGATGGTAGAAAAAGTAACGATATTTATGAGGATGGACCTGAGGGGGGTTACCTAGATAGTTATAAATGTATAGACAGATATAACGAGGGTAAAACTTTAATATTAGGGTCAGCACAGTGGTTATTTAAAGACACAAAAAAAATATCTGACTTTTTAGATGAAGTGCATCAATATCATTGCAATATAAATTTTTATTTTGGTAAGGGCACTAAATCTACTTCATTTAAATCTCACTCACATGATTACGCTGTATTAGTTAAAAATATTTATGGAGAGTCTGATTGGATAATAAACAATCAAAAAATGTCTCTAGGTAAACAAGATGTTATTTGTTTTGAGCACGGTACACCTCATGAGGTTGTACAAATACACAAACCAAAACTATCAATGACATGTAATTTAGGTAGGTATGGCTCTAACAATTAAATTTAATTCTCCTTTAAAAGGACTAATACCAGAACCCGAACCTGTAATAAACCACATACCAAAAGCGTATAAACAATTAAGCAACTCTGTAGATAGTAATACAGTAAAAAAGTGCATGCCTTTTTTGGATGCAATGATATCTGGTTACATTTTACCTATTCCAGTAGACTATAGATATACCTATAACTTCTCTGAACAGAGAGCGATCTTTGATACTAATACTAATTTACCTGAACATTTAAAAAAATATTTTGAAATAGGATTCCATGACAATAGACAAATAAGTGAAGAACTAATGTATGAAAATAGAACAATTAATGCTGTATTTAAATTTATTAATAATTGGCATATTGAAACACCTAAAGGTTATAGTTGTTTATACACACAACCTTTTAATAAAAAAAGTCCCTTTAAAGTAATAGATGGAATAGTCGATACAGACAATTTTTTTACAAGTGTAAATTTACCTTTTTATTGGACAAGCCCAGTTGAAAAAGAGGTAATAATAAAAGCAGGGTCACCAATGTGTTTAATATTCCCATTTCGTAGAGAGAGTTGGACTATGAAAACATATAAAAAAGAAGAAAAAATAGAGGATAGAATGAACTTTTTTAGAGAAGTATTTGAGAACTATAAAAAGCATTCTTGGAAAAAAAAGAGCTATAGATGAAATATTACATTTTTGGTATACCAAACTCAGGCACACAATATATAAAAAAATTAGTAGATTTAAATTTTTTTGCAGAAAGCAATAATAAAAATGATATGGGTCATTGGTCATGGGTGCACAACGGAGACGCTGAAAACGCAACTGCTAGTCTTTTTCAAAACACCCCATTAATTTTTACATATGCAGAGTTACAAAAATGGATAAATTCTTTATTAGTTGATGGACAACAATTTATACATCAATGTGGGCTTAATCAATATCCTGACTATCATGATGCTGCTCTATTACTACATAGTCAAGATACTAGGTGGAGTTTACCAAAAGCTGTTGAAGTATGGTCAGAGTTTCATATAAATTGGATAAGATACATACATAGATCAAAATACCTGATAATTAACAAAAGTAGAATTGATGACCAACCATATTTAGTAGATAGACTGTCGAAAATTCAACATGATTTAGAGTTAAAAAAGAAAATGACTAATTGGACATTAATTGAAGAAAAAACTGTAGGTAACTCTTTAACTGAAAATCAATTAGATTATATTGAAAACAAAGTTTTGACAGAAATAAAAGATTTTTATGAAAGGTAAAAATGATAAACGCAGAAGAACTTCCAAATAAAAAATTTAAAATATTTTTAGGTATGCCCATGTATGGAGGGATGCTGTCGGAGGCTACACTACATGGTCTATTAGATCTACAATCATGGTCATTAAACCCCAAAAAAAATGTTGCTATGAGAATACAGACAATGGGTAATGAGAGTCTTATAACACGAGCTAGAAATACTATAGTTTCTATGATGTTAGATGATAAAGAATTTGTAGCAACGCATCTTTTATTTATTGACGCCGACATAGGTTTTTCTTGGCATAATATCGAGAGACTTCTCTGCGCAGATAAAGATATAGCTTGTGGTGTTTATCCTAGAAAACACATATATCTAGAAAAAATAAAAGGAATATTAGAGGAGAATCCAAACGCCTACCCTGATGAAATAGAAGCCAAAGCTTTAGGATATAATATAAATTTTGACCAACCTGATTTTTTAAAAGGTGAAAATGGTTTTTTTAGAGTTAATGAGGCAGCAACTGGCATGATGTTAGTTAAAAGAAGTGTTTTTCGAACGATGTTTAAAAAGTTTCCAGAAAGAAAATATGTGTCTGACCAAATAGTAAACGGAAAAAATTATAGATCTGACAATTGTTATGATCTTTTTGCAGTTGGGCCTTATCAAACATTAGATCAAAAAAGATATTTGTCTGAAGATTATTATTTTTCTAGATTATGGACGGAAGAGTGTGGCGGTGAGATATGGGCAGACCTTGCAATGCCTTTGACACACTTTGGCAATCGTGCATACAAAGGACATGTTGGATCTTTAATAGCAAAAAAAAATGATAATAAATAACAAAATAGCTTATATTCACATACCTAGAACAGGCGGAAGAATACTTTGTAGTAACTTAATGTTAAATTATAAAACTACACTATACTCTTGGAATGCTTGGGTTGATTTTAGTAACCTATCAATACAAAAAAATCATCAACCAGCATCTATGTATGAAGACAAGCTTACAAAATTTACTATAGTTAGAAACCCATATACTAGATTTTTATCCACACTTAAAGAATTAGTAGACCAAGGTTTTAAATATACCGATGAGAGCACTTTGGATGATTTATTAAAATTTATAGATGATGATAAAAACTTAACTAATATTGGGTCATGGCTATTGCCACAGAATAAATTCATAGATGAGGGTACAAAAATATGGTTTTTTGAAGATGGACTAGAAAGTATGACATTTCACAGCTGGTTAGAGGAAAATGTAGGTATATCCCTAAAGAAAAAAACTAATAAAATAAACTCAAAATTTAACCCTCTAGTAATTAATGATGACCTTAGATTATCACAATATTTTGTAGATATGGTCAAAGATATATACGCAGAGGACTTTAAAAAATTTAACTATACTCCCTAAATAATCAATAGTATATTGAGAAAATGCCACTAGTAAATTTTAGACCAGCGCCAGGTATCAATAAAGAAGTCACTGACTATACAGGTCAGGGTAAGTGGACTGATGGTGATATGGTGCGATTCTTTCAAGGCTCTGCTCAAAAAATCAAAGGTTGGGAAAAGTTTATTTCAACAACTTTAGTGGGTGCAGCAAGAGATATGCACAATTATGTAGCTTTAGATGGCACCCGATACAATGTCATAGGTACAGACCGTAAACTTTATATTATTGAAGAGGGTAATGCATTTGATATTACACCTTTAAGAAAAACTTCAAGTAGTTTATCTAACCCTTTTACAAC